CACCATCGGACAGGGCGCAGACGCGCCAGCCTGTCCGCCCATGAACACTTCGCAGATCAGGGTCCGCTGTGTCGAGGAGCCGCCTTGCAGCGCCTGATAGCCGTTGTCGGTGAAATTGGTGGCGTCGGCGACGGCCGTGGGCGTCCACCCCTGCAACGCGAAAGCCCGCTTAGACATCGATGACGCCTCCAATAGGTTGGGAACAGATGACGTTTTCCTGCGCCAGATCCATGGCGCGGGCGAATGAGCGGCATTCGCCAACGGCGCCGCAGCCGTCGCAGACCAGATGGTCACAGCGGCGGCAATAGGCCCGTTCGCGCCGACGATCAGGATTGACGATGACCACGCCATTGCAATGCGAACAGGTGAATGTCGGCGCTTCCAGCATCTGACCTTCACCAACGCAGGGCGCACCGAACATGCGGGCCGTTGCATGGTCAATGCCGGGCGACGCCCGATGGTCTATCAGCAGATAGCCTTCATGTCTGGCCTTGCTGCGCATCAGCGGGTTCCTGCGATGACACCGACCAGCCGGCCACTCATGCCGTTGAGGTCGGACGGGGCGACGATGGACGTGATGTCATGTGCGCTGAGATTGCTTGCGCTCGCCTTAATGAAGTTGGCGGCGGTGGCCGATGCGGCGAAGCGCAGGGTGCCTACCGAGACGCCGTTGACCTGCAGATCAAAGTCGGTCTGCGCCGAGGGTCCGGTGCCGCCCTCGATGTGCACGTCAGTCTCGCTGGTCGCCGCCGCAGTGATGGTCCAAGGAACCGGCGTATCGAAATAGCGCACCACACTGGACGGGACGATGGCGGCGATGTCCCGGTCGAAAGCGAAGCCGAACGGGTTGGCGCCCGAACTGGCGGTGGTGGTGGCGTTAAACCCGGCGGACGGACTTGAGGCGCCAACCACGTTCACCGCCTCGGCGAAATAGGTGTAGCCGGTAGATGGCGTCCGGCCGGTGTCGGTATAGGTCAGGGCAGAGATGGTGGCGATCAGCACCGCGGAGCCAAACGATGCCCCGGTACCCGGCGCGCGATAGAGGCGGTAGGTGGTGACGTTGTCGGTCACCGGGTTGGCGGCCAAGGTGACGATCACATAGTCTGGGCCATAAGCGGCTGACGAGATCGTCGGCGCCGTGGGAACCCCGCCTGATCCGCCGCCAAAGCCGGCGCCGGTCGGGGTGTAGCTATAGGCCGTGCATGCCGACAAGTCCTGCAGCGCGCCGCCATAGAGGTTGAACGAGGGGAACTTCAGATAGAGGATCTGGCCGATATAACTGGCCGGCAGATCGTATTTGAAAATCGCATTGTCCCAGCGGGAGAACGCCGTGCCGGAGGCGTGACTGGCGGCGGCCGAGCCATAGAGCCCGCGATAGAGCGTGGTCAGGTTGTAGGCGTTGGCTCCGGTCAGGGTGGCCGTCTCGTAGGACAGCCATTCGCCATCGGCGTAGCACAGGGTCACGGCCTGCGATGCGTCCAGGGCCGAGCCGGAACTCAAGGCCTGATCGCTCAGGCTCATGTCCACCGACAGGGTGTGGCCGGTGTCCGGGTTGGCGCCGCCATAGCTGGCCAGGCCGGCCGACAGTTTGCCCTGCGGCGCCGGGGCGCTGATGTCGGGCGGTTGGTTGGCCCCGCCGGAGATGCGGGTATAGTTGACGTCGTCGAGACTGATCCACACCTCGCAGCCGCCCCAATTGGGGTTGGCGTTGGTCCCGTCGCCACCGGAGACCGCGATCTGAACCTGGGGCGTCGCGCCGACCAGCAGCGAGGATGGTTCGACGATGATCGGCGGATTGACCGAACCCGGATCGATCAGGGTATTGAGCGGGGTGTTGCTCACCCCCTGGCGGGTGTAGTCGTGCCCGGTGCCGACCTCGCCCAGGAACGGCTCGGCTTCGAAGGTGAGGTCGCCGCTGTCTTCCTCCTTCATGGCGATGATCCGCGCCGGGACGTGGTCCATGAGCATTTCCGGCTCGCTCAGGGTGACCACGTCCATCGGCTCCAGGCGGATGAATTCCGGCCCGAGGGTGAAACTGTAGGTCACATCGACGAACGCCCCGCGCTGGCCGATCAGCGCCAGCATGACGTTGCCGATGCCGGCGTCGCACACCTCCGGTGCGTCGGTCGCCCCGTTGTCCAGTGGTCCGTAGAGGTCGACCAGCACGTCCGCCTGCCAGGACAGGGGGAGCTTGTTGTAGGCGTTGGCCCGGTTGTTGATGTTGAGCTTGTAGATGTTCTTGGAATCGGCCGGGTCTCGGCGCTGCACCAACAGCGGCGGACCGCCGTTCTTCGGGCAGAAATCATCCGGCGATAGGTTGTAGACGACGCCGGTTGGCGGCAGGTAGGTCACCCCGTTGGCGGTCAGGCTGGCGTCGCCATAGGGAACCATCTTCAGGCTATAGCCGGGCCAGAACACCGCTGAATTGGTCAGCATCGCCCAACGCAGCAGAATGTCGCGCATCGCTTCCTGTGAGGATTGCGCCGGGGAGAGCCCGAACCCCATCGCCTGGCAATAGGTCTGCCAAGCGCCGTCACCCGTCGTCGGCGCCAAGCCGGAGGAGAAGATCGACGCCTGATCCAACTCGGCATAGGGAAAGCCGCAGCCATATTGGGCGTTGGTCAGGAACTCAGTCAGGCACAGGGCCGGATCGGCGTCGATGCCGTTGGGCGCGGTGCCATAGTGCGGCCCCTTGATCTCGAAACTATGGTTCGGCAGCGAGGCCGATGAGCCGAGGTTGTAGTTGGCCGCCGCGAGATAGGAGACGCCGTTATAGCTCAGGGCCTGGGTCGGATGGGCGGTGACCAGATACGACCACGGGCTTTGCGGATCGGTCCCGGTGAACAGCGAAAATCCGAGGCTGGAGAACGAGACCGCCGTGCCCTGGTCCTGCCAGCAGGTGCCGATGCCGGTGATCGGCCCCTCGCATAGGCCCAACTGGATCGAGGCGGTATAGGTGTAGGAGGTGGCCGAACCCCCGAAGCCCTTGCCCTGTTGATGTTTATGGGCCTTGAAATCGCCCTGCCAGAACATATTCGGCGCGCCGCGGTTGGCGCCCATATAGATCGCCACGGCCTGGTCTGAGGATGAGGTCTGGGTCTGCAGGCCGGTATATTGCGGCTTGACCGACTTGCCGCCGCCGAACAGGAAGGCCATCAGCGGCCCCAGATGGAAAAGGCGCGGATCGGGCGCGGGGTGCAGCCTTCCCATGCCAGCGGGGAATTCAGATAGTTGGCCTCCTCGACGTGGCCGTTCTGGGCGAAGGCGTGCACGATCCATGGCCAGCCGGTGGTGAGCGGTTGGCGCGGATCGCCGGTGACGATGGCCCCATGGGAGAAGCAGCGGCCCTGGCGGAACATCAGGATATCGCCCGGGCCGGCGTCTTCCACCCGATCAAGCTCGCGCGTGCGGGCGATGATGTAGCCGAGATAGCGCTCCTCCGAGCGGTGCAGATGCCAGGATGCGGGATAGGGTCGCGGATCGAACGGCTCGACCAAACCGAGATCGCAGAACACGCGCGTCGGCAGCATGCCGCAGTCACAACCGACACTCTTGATGTCGGCGCCTGGGTGATAGGGCGTTCCGAGCCAGGACCGAGCCTCAGTGACCACGGCGGCGCGCTGGGCGGCATTGTCCATCAGAACGCGCTCTCGGCCACGGGGACGAACGGGAAGGAGACGTTGTTGGCCTGGTTGGCCAGGGCGAGACAGCGCCCGCCATAGTCCTTGGTGCAACCCTGGTAGGCGGCGAAGTTGTCGCCGGCCAGGGGCGTGAACGGCAGCGGCGATGCGAGGATGAAGGCCGATCCGGTCGAGTGCTTGATCAGCGCCCACTCGCCGATATTGGGGCCGCTCTCGAAGAATATCTTGCCGAGGTCGTAGATATTCGCCGTGGCCGAGGCGTAGGGGATGGTGGTCGCGCTCGGGGATGCGCCGACGACGCCATGGTCGACGAACGATGCGCTGTCCAGTTTGCAGCCGCCATCATAGAGCGTGTGCAGGCAACTGGCCTGATACAGCCGCCGCGGCATCTGCATGTCCAGGATCACGGTGTCCGACTTGATCACCACCTTGGCCTCGATGCGGCCGATCGAATCCAACGTCGAGACCCGGCCCCAGAAGATCGGCACGCCACCGATCACCGCGCCGGCCGCATCAATGTAGAACCGGTCGCGCTTCAGCCGCGCGCCGCGGAACCGGCCGAGCCGCAGCTGTTGCAGAAACGGCAGGCCCTTGACCAGATCGGCCGCAGTGGCGGAAATGGTGATGGTCTGGCTGTCGACGTCGGCGCCGATCTTGGTGTCGAAGCGAAGACCGTCGATCTTGACCCCATTGGCCTTCCAGGTCTCGAGATCCGGGCCGCCAAGCACCGGAACGGCGGTGATGTCCCTTTGCCAGGCGGTATATCGGAGCGTGGTCCCATCGAGCAGAATGAAGGTGTAGCAGTCGGCCGGTCGCAGCAGGCGGCGCGCCACCGGATCAGCGAGATAGGTCTCCAGGTCGGTGGTCGAGCACGGCCTCACGGCAGAATCTCGCTCTCGAACTCGCATTTCTGCAAGGTCCATAGCCGCGAGACGAACTCCTCGTAGTCCTGGCTGTCGCTGGTGAAGTGGCAGACATAGAAGAACTGGAAGTCGGCGGTGATCGCGTGCGTGGCGGTCGGCGCCACCACGAATACCAACTGATTTGGCATCAGGACCGAATAGGCGCTCTTGTCCAGCAAGGTCCCGTTGTCATAGACGGCGATGTCCCGCGCGACAGTGTTGGTCCCTGAGCCCTGGGCGGTGATGTCGACCAGCACGCCGAGCAGGGCGTCGGTCTTGGAGATGGCGAAGCCAAAATGATCCTTGTCGGGCACGACCAGCCAATAGGTCACCGCGGCGCTCAGACCGGTCGGCAGCGCGCCGGCATTGGCCACGGCTACCGGCCCGGTCCCGGCCTTCAGGCCATGGGCCGGCGCGGAGACGAGATTGCTGGTGACGTTGACCGCCGTGGCGAGGAAACTCGCCAATCGCGTGGTGTCCAACTGGCCGACCGGTTCGGGCGTATTGCGCAAGGTCCTGACCAGCGGCCATTGCAGGGTGACGCCATCAGCCGTCGCCTGTATGCCGCCGGTGATGACGAAATCCGGCGTCGAGGCGTCCTGATAGAGGAACGAGCCGAACGAGCCGCCCATGTCGACGAACAGGCCGAGGATCGCATTGAGGTCGGATTGACCGACGTCGCGGTCGCGCAGGAATTCGAAGGTCAGGGTGAACAGCCAGATCGGCTGGGCCATCAACTGCGAGCGCGTCTGGCGCCCGGAGGCGTGTTTCGAGGTCAGGGTGGAGAAACCGGGGGCCTTATGCACCGACCAGGCGAGGCCGGGCAGGGCCGGGAATCGGTCATCAACCATCTGCGGCTCCTCGACCGGCACTAGCGCCTGCAGAAAGATCAGCGCGGCGCGCACGCCAGGCTGACCGCCGGTCAAGGGTTGGGCGTAGATCAGGCTTGATCGGACGTCGGGCGCGCCACCGGTCACCGGCTGCGAAAACACCAGCGGCGCGCGGACATTGGGGATGCCCCCGGTCAGGGGTGAGGTGAAGATCAGCGGCGCGCGGATGTTCTCGGTCATCAGGCATAGACCAAGAGCCCGATGGACAGGGCGTTGACCGCCGTGCTGGTGAATTGCAGACCCGTATTAGGATCAAGCTCCCAAACATCATGATCGGCCGAATAGCTCTGGGTGGTGGGGAACGAGGCGCCGTCCGCCGTGACCCCTGACGATACGATGCGGTTCTTGACAAAGCGTTGGGTGGCGTCGTCCTGCCGCACGAAGCTGGTCACCTGCACCCACGCGACCACGGCGGCGTTGGTCATGGGCGTGACGGTGGAGAGGTTCACATCGCCGATATTGGGCGTGTAGAGGTAGAGCGTGTCGTCGACCGCCTGATTTATCCAGTTCTGCCAGTTGGCCACGCCGGTGTTGGAGCGCGTGAAATCCAGCGTGGCCCCGTTTGCGCCCGGCATGTTGAGTTGCGCCCGGCGGGTGCCGAGCCAGGTATTATTGACTGATCCGGTGGCGTCATAGATGCGGAAGTCGTCGATCATGAAGTGAACGGCGCTGGACGGCTGGTGGATGAAGCCGGCGCTGTCGAACGCGGCTATCGTTTCGCTGATCAGATGCAGCACCGGAACGGTTTGTAGCCGCACCTCGATCTCGGCAGTTCCGGCCGCAGACTTGAAAAACACCTCCATGTCGATCCATGTGTGAAAGTCGTAGGCGCCCATCTGTGACGCGCCAAGCAA